CTGGTCAGGAAATGTGGCGAACCCTCAAGTTCTGGTGATAGGAGAAATACACACATGGCTTTACTTAAGAAAATCTATACAGAAGACAACACTGGCGTTTATGCCGAATATTGGAAGATATCCGAGATCAACTCAAACTGGCTCACTGATAGGATTGAGATCGTTCTTTCTGGTTTCTTCGATGAGTCTTCACGCAGAAATGGTAAGAATCCACTGATCAAGAAGATTTCCTATGCGCTTGGGGAAGATGCAAGAGTTTACTTCTCTGCAATTGCGATGCAGCCAGAGGGAGTGGACATCATCCAAGAGGCATACAACTTTGTAAAGAGAGTCGATAGGGATCTCTTTGATTCACAAGATGTTTGAATTGACAAGATAATTATTTGTGATATAATAAACTAATGAATCTAAGAATATTTAAAATGTACCCAGATGTGCCAGATGTAAAATACGGAACAAAGAATTCCGCGTGTTTCGACATCGCAGCACATTTTCATTATCAGCATTCGTTCAAGACATTTTCCAAAGATAATAAAGAAATAATAGTTCTTGGTTCTCAAGACGAAAATGGTCGAGGATATATCGACATACCCTCTGAGTGGAGAATACTTGTTCCGACTGGAATGATTCTTGATATTCCAGAACAGCATTGTGTAAAGATCTATCCTCGCTCTGGTCTTTCCACAAAGAAAGGATTGAATCTCATTAATTGTGTTGGTATAATCGACTCAGATTATGTCGAACAACTGATGATTCCAGTCTATAATAATTCTCAAGAACGTCTACGAATTTATTCTGGTGATCGCATAGCACAAGGTGAATTGGTTTACCAACCCCAGGCAGGTCTTTCATACATAAATGAAAGACCATCTCGTAAAAGTGATCGTGATGGTGGGTTTGGATCTACAGGTGTATAATGAACAAAACAAAAATTGATGATGTAGTAGACTTCCTCAAGAAGTTTGCTGGTGATGACGGTATTCCAGTTATTAATGGAACCGATTGGGAAGAGATGAATAATCTCTTTAAGAAAGAAGAAATTAAAGAGGGAATGGCAGAATATGTTTTAAAGTATTCTGTTTTATTTCCTTTTAGACATATTCCAATCGAAGATGTAGAAAAGAAATTTAAAGAACTTCGTGCTGCTCCACATATGGAGTTCATTATGCGTGATGCTGGAACTGTTACTGAAAAATACACTGATTACAAATATCCATACTCAACACATGGTAAGTTTGTAATCTCTTATGGTCATTATTTCAACGACATCAGTAATTATTATCAGCAACGAAATCGCTATGACTGTGGTTCACATGGATTTGTTTCTCCAAATGAATACTGGTATTCTCCAGATCTGCTTAAGAAGATGAACTGGACTTTCTGGAGAATGGAAGACCGTGGAATCAATCATGGAAAGATTCGCGGATCCTTCAGACTTGGGGCATATGTTGCTACACAATTCAAACCACAGGTAGCAAAGACCATCTTTGATTTTGTACAATCAAAGGTTAAGACCAGAAAGTTTTCTATTCTTGACTTCAGCATGGGGTGGGGTGATCGTCTTGCTGGATTCTATGCGTCAAGAGCAACGCACTATCTTGGAACAGATCCAAATCCAAGTGTGTTCCGAGTATACAAGGACCAATGTATCGCGTATGAGAAGATAATCTCTGGTAGAGATCCAATTATTACAGACTTTCAAAAGGAAGTAAACGGTCATATCTATGATGCGTTTAGATGCATCGGAGCATCAGGCAAAGAAATAATTGTATACAATGCTCCTGCTGAAGATATACTGGATGTTATCAAAGCAAACAAATATGATTGTATCTTTACATCACCACCATACTTCTCAACAGAATTGTATGATGAGGGTGGAGATGACTGGAAGCAATCATGGTTCCGTTATTCGGAGTATGATAAGTGGTGGAATAAGTTTTACTCACCAGTTATGAAAGCATGTTTCGAATCATTGGAAGATCACGGATCGATGATGATCAATATCATGGATCCTCATGTGTATGGTAAACGATACAATACATGTGATCAGATGGTAGATTACATCAAGGGTCTTGGTGGAGTGTTCGACGGGCAGATTGGTATGAGAATCAAGCAACGACCAAAGAACATTGATTCTGCTGAACTTAAGAAATATCTTGTCACAACTTTTATTGAAAACATTTGGTGTTTTTCAAAGAATGGATTTGACTTATCTCCAGGATTTGCTACACTAGAGGGACTGTTCGGAGACTAATATGACCAAGGATGAACTTTTTAAATTACACGAAGAAATGTCTGCCGCTGCGCTTCTTCTCATGAAGAAAAAGAATGCAGATTATGCTGGTGGGGTGTCTGATCCCTTTGCTAATTTTCGACGCGCTGAAGCGTTAGGTGTTTGTTCTACTGAGCAAGCATTTCTTGTCAGGATGACTGATAAGATGTCTCGTCTTTCTTCATTTGCAAAGAAAGGCACATTAGCAGTAGAAGATGAATCTGTACATGATACACTTCTTGATCTGATCAACTATTCGGTTCTTCTTTCCGCCTACATCAAGTCAAACGTAAAATGAATTTTTACACAAACGTTTTTTATAATTTTGATTCCATTCTTTATGCTGAGAAAGAGAATGGTGTAACAAAATACAGAAGTCAAAAATATGTTCCAAAGGTTTATCTCCCATCTAAAAAGAAAACTGATATTGTTTCGATTCATGGTGAATCTCTGGCAGAAATGACATTTGATTCATATCAATCCTACAAGGAATTCAATGACAAGTATTCTGATGTTCCTGGGTTTGAAATTCATGGTGACATCCAAACAGAATATCAATTTATTAATTCCAAGTATGGTGCTGATGTACAATACGATTTTTCTAAAATCGATGTAATGTACATAGATATCGAAACGACCTCGGAAAATGGTTGGCCTTCGATTGAGGATCCCCGTGAAAAAATCAATGTGATTACTCTGCTGTCAACGAGAACAGGAAGAGCGACTTTCTGTCTTGGAAAAGTAAAGTTGGCAGATATGTCTCGTATATACGAATACGATGACGAAGAAGAAATGCTCACAGCATTTCTTGATTATTTTGCAGCAAATTATCCTGATGTTGTTTCGGGATGGAATATACGATTCTTCGATTTCCCATATCTCATCAGAAGAATCAAGCACCTGATGGGATTCAAAGCAGCAAAGAAACTTTCTCCGTGGGGAATCGTCAAGGAGAAGTTTATTACTAGGAATGGAAACGAAGAACTGATGTATGACATAATCGGCATTTCTATGCTTGATTATTATGAAGTCTACAAGACATTCACATACACGAATCAGGAATCATATTCATTGAATCATATTTCTTATGTAGAACTGGGTGAGAAAAAACTTGGTTATGAAGAGTATGAAAGTTTGACTGAATTCTATCGCAAGGACTTTTCTAAGTTTGTTCAGTATAACATTCGAGATGTTGAACTTGTTCAAAAGTTGGAAGAGAAACTAAAATTAATTGAACTGGCAATTGCTCTGGCATATTCAGCAGGAGTAAATTATCAGGATGTCTTCTCCCAAGTTCGTACATGGGATGTAATCATTTACAACACACTTAGCAACAAAGGAATTGCAATTCCACCAAAGAAAAAGGGAAGAAAAGACGAGCAATATGCTGGTGGTTATGTAAAAGAACCACAAGTAGGTATGCACAAGTGGGTGGTATCCTTTGACTTGAATTCACTGTATCCGCATCTCATCATGCAGTACAATATCTCACCAGAAACAATCACAAAGGAAAGTGTTCGTGGTGTGGTATCACCCGAAGGCGTACTAAAAAGAGGTTCAGTGACAATGGGTGTTCTTGAAGATAACAAGAAGAGAAATGTATCAACTGCTGCTAATGGAACTACCTATAGAAAAGATGTGCGTGGATTCTTGCCAGAACTTATGGATCAAATGTATAAAGATCGTAAAATGTTCAAGAACAAAATGATTGATGCCAAAAAGAATCTGGAAGATATCAACGCAGAAATGAAGCGAAGGGGCTTGACAAAGTAAAGTTTAATGGTATACTATACCTATGGAAACGAGGAACGTGAT